CATAAAAAGATGGGGCATGTTCGAGCAATCCCGCTCGCAATGGAGTACTTGATATGTGGATCCATATACCCGTTATTTCTACCACTGTTCCAGAAGCGATCAATCTGGTGGGTATCGCAGCCCTCAGTTGTATCGTTTCCAATGTTATGACAATGATCACACTTCTTGTGATCAAAGGGAGGAAGTGATGGACATCCGTAGCTGGAACTACACCCAACTTCCGAAAGGGATCTACAGCGCCCACGTTCGGAAACATAACTGGGACGGATGGTTCTTGTTCCGTGCGTACCCGAACTCGGGAAGCACCTGCCTAGAATACGTCTCTCAAGACGAAAACGACGTCATTGCGAAAGCAGAGACATTCGTCCGAGGCGAACGTGATCCCGCAATCTACAGTGCATCCTATTGAAAGGAAAGACTATGAAGTCAGCTCCTTATCTCGATGGTTGGCTCGCCCATAAAGGCGGGCTAAATCAACATTGTCCGTATAGAGAGGACGTTCAACCTTACTCGTACGGACAATGGGTTTCTGGTTGGTGTGATCGTTTCAGTGCTGTGAAACACGAAACCGATCTATCTCTAGATGATACTCAGACGTTCGTATGACATTGAAGCGGCCGGGGAAAGTTCGTCTCCGGCCGCGAAACGGTACCGAATCTCGAAGCCGGCAGCCGGCATGTCTGATTTCGATTTCAGTACGATATCTTTTTCGATCTTGGCGGTGCGGCGCGACGCGGCTTGCGACAGGCGTTGACACACATTATATATCGACAGTGCAGCACAGCATGGCACCATGATATACAAACGAAAATCGATAGGCCATTTGTTGCTTGCATCGAACCCAAAATCCTGCTACACTATAACTGGTACAAACAACGGAGTGAATTCTGTGCCTAACTTCAAGTGTGTTAACTGCGGAGCCAGTTCTCTTGTTCGAAGCAATTTCAGATTGACACCGGCAGGTGTTACTTTCTGTAAAAGAGAGAAATGCGATAGACAGCGTCTATACTATCTGCAGACGAATCCAGGTACTCCCTTTGTACAGAATACTTCTATAGATCAACCGGCTAAAGACTCGGTCGCCGGCTAAGGACTCGACCAAAGACTCGACCTCAACTTCTAACTCGACCGGAAAAAGGACAGCCTATGTTTCATGACATCGTCTTTGTGTATAGGTACTGGGATGATGAACAAACCATTCCTGGGGTGTTTGTTCAACTCAACAGTGTGAGCAGGAAGTACGAAGTCTGCGTTCTTGAACCGAACGACAATACTCGTACATTGGACACAAAGGTTATCGGTACATACGATACTGGTAACGATGCACGCATTGCTCTTCAAGAGTTCAATAAGAAAGAGAACGAGGTACAGGGAGCAATGTCTGAGGGCATAGGACTACTTCTTTCAGGACGAAAATTTAACTAGCAACAGAGAACTCGCCATGGAAGAAACTATCACTCCTCAACTCTGGGAGACCTACTTCGAATACTTAGATCTCTTAAGGGAATCAGGTGTGACCAATATGTTCGGCTCGGTTCCGTACATACAAAATCAATTCGATGTTTCCGAACCCCAGGCAAAGAGAATCCTCAAGGCTTGGTGGGAGACATTCGACGAGAACGAGACTCTAGCCGATCGAGCAGCAAAGGTTAAATGAGCCACCCCTGCGGAGAGTACTTCGATCGGGTAGCGTGCGGCTCGGTTTACAGAAAGGTGTCCTGCGGTCTCCGTAAGGGGTAATCATAGCGCCGTACAAGGACATCGACGCACGCATTCACTCTAACCAGAGGTACAGACAATGAAACGCTTTCAACTCGTTGAGATTGATCATCTCGAACACAAAGAATTGATAGTGCATTCAACCGACAATCCAATCTGGGCGAACGAGTTGTTCATTCAGATAAGAAAATTGAGTGACCCCAGATACACCTACAGTCTAATTGATCAACGGGAGACAGAGGCGCTCAGAGCACAATTCTCTGCTGAAGGAAAAGGTGCTGCATAATGTGGCTTCTATTCGACATGGTCAACCCACGGATCCTGCACGTAGCGCCGGTTCCTGATCAATTACGCTTTGAAGAAGGGGAACTTCCAACTCATCTTCAACTGGTAAGGAGTTCGCGAGTCGAAGCAATTGATGATCCTTTGTTTCTCAGTGCTCTTTCGCACTGGAGCGAACTCAAACTTCGACGCCTTTATCATTGGTTAAAGTTAGATCCACCACTTAGTCCAGCAAAGATGGATGAAAAGGCAATTCTTACCTTACGTCTACAGATCAGGGCTGCGATTGCGAAGCAATTACGCTTTGAACCCAGCCGGCTCCCTACATTAGAGGCTCCCAATATTGTTATCAGCGCACCTCTTCCCCCTCCTCGGCCGCAGAGACTACCTAACGCGCGACGAGGTTCAGTTGGTCCTTTGATACATCGAGTTGCTACTGAAATGTGGGAAGCTGCGGGTAAACCTTTTGACATTCCAACTATACTTTCTCTCCGTCAGACGATCATGAAAGTGCTCAATGACGAGCACAAGATAAAAGTTTCGACTAGCAGTAACGAACTTGGGCGCTGGCAGAAGTCACTTGTGACTCTCAAGGAGACAGACCACTAAATATGGGGGCTTGACCACTAACCCTCTCCATGCTATAGTGTTTGTCTTCCCTATCACTTTCTACATCGCTCGGCGGAGCCACCCATGACTGACGATTCGCGCCTGCTCCAATGGCGAAATTTGCCTATGGAGCTGCGTTTGAAAAGGCAGTGGCTCGTTGCTCACCCCGTAAATAAAAGTCCTATCTTTTCTAAAGATGGACAATTCTTTAACGCATCTGTTTCCAAGCACCTCAACTCGCAATGGATGAGTTTTGAAGAAGCCACAAGCCTTGCGTTGACTCACAATCTTGCAATCGGCTTCGTCATTATGGAAGGCGAAGACATCACTTGTATTGATCTTGACGTAAAGCCCAACACCACAAAGGAATATCTAGATCTATTTCAGACTATTGTTAAGAACTTTGACAGTTACACAGAACGATCTATCGGTGGGCATGGAATCCATATTTGGTGCAAGGGGAGCATTGGACTCGGCCGACGACGCGATGGCGTAGAGATCTACAGCCAAAATCGATTTATGGTTTGTACCGGTAATGTCTTGCATCGTAAAGAACAATTAGAAGCTAGACAAGACATGCTGATGAAAATGCTTAGTCAGATGCCTTTGTCTGAAGGCTACGATGAAGTTGTTCTCGAGGAGTTACCTCAAACTGAAACTGATGAAGACGTAGGCCGCAAGTTATGGGAGAACGAAGACGCGCGAATGCTCTGGCAAGGAATGTGGCGTGAATTAGACCATCCGTCACAGTCAGAAGGTGATCTTGATCTAATGGTTCATCTTGTACGTCACAGTCCATCGAATGATCAATGTAAACGTTTATTTCGTCAGTCCGGGCTTGGAAAAAGAACCAAAGCAAATCGTTCAGATTATATCTTGCGTACCCTACGTCATGCTCGTTTTATTCGCCAAGCTGAAATGATAGATATTGAAGCTGGCAAACGCAGTTCTGATGCTATCATTGCCAAGTATGAAGCCGAACAGGCTCTTTTACGCACCGCCGATGGAGCTGTTGTCTTCACTCCCGATCCTATTCAATTTCAGACAGTTGAACATGCGGTTGATTTTGATTCTTTACCTGACCCTGAAGAAGTTGTATCTCATATCGATTTTCCTACTGGAGGTCTTGGATACTTAGCCCGATACCTTTATAGAGGTTCAATCTATCCAAATGTTGAATTCTCAGTAGCAGCCGCGATTACTGTGGTATCAGCTCTGTGTGGACGGGGTTGGAATACCAATACTAATTCTGGATTGAATACTTATAATCTCGTCGTTGCTCCTTCTGGAATGGGTAAGGAAGCAATGTCAACTGGAATCAGTAGACTAATTAAAATCTGTTCTGAAAAGTTCCCAACATTTAAAGATGCTTTTCACTTTGGAAGTTTTGCAAGTGGACAAGGTCTTACAAAGCATTTCACCCCGACACGGGGATCGTTTGCGCAAATCCTAGGAGAGTTTGGTGGATTAATGAAAAGATTTTCAAATGCTCGCGATGAGAATATACAAGGTCTAATGACAGTAATGCTCGGTCTACATTCTAAATCTAATCCTGGTTCAACATCCGATGCAATCAATTACAGCGATGCCACTAAAAATGTACAATCTCTTCATTCTCCTGCGTATAGTGTCCTTGGAGACACTACACCAGAGGTCTTTGAAAGCATTAATGCGTTTCTTCTTAACAGTGGATTCATCTCGCGATTTAATATCTTTGAATATAAAGGAAAGCGAAGTGGTATAAATAAGAAAGTAGATTATTCAATCGATCCAAATTTTGTAGATTATCTAGTTATACTTGCCAGAGTTGCAGATCTAGTTCTTACTCAAAAGAAACCCCCCATCGTTGCTATACTGGATCCAGATGCCGAAGCGCGATATGAAAAATTCGCAAAATATTGTGACGATAGCTATAATCTTTCTATCGATAATAAAGGTAGCGATATCGAACATCACATGTGGGCACGTTCTACCCTGCGAATTAACGTTTTGGCAACTCTTGCAGCAATCTTAGATACACCTCCACCAACACCGCAAGGAAATGTAAATGTTCCCATTGTAACTGAGGCTCATTGGGATTACTTCGAACGCTTTGTTATGAATGATATCAATAATTTTAAGACTAAGCAAGCTTCTGGAGATCTTGGAACAGGAGATAGTGTACAGGTCAAGAAACTTGAAAAGATACTCGATGATTATATACACAAAGCTCCTCCGGCAAGTTATGGAGTTAAGGCAGAACTGCAAGCTTCTGGAAAGATAACATATTCTTACATGCGACAACGAATGTTAGGTGTACCTGCATTTAGAAGTGATGGAAATTTTGATGAGAAAAAATTCAGAAATACAATTCAGACTCTTATCCAGATGGGAAGACTTAAAGAAATTAAAGATCCCAATGAGAAGGGAATGATATCTGGAAACTTGTACTGGGTCAGGGGAACATGAAAGTCATCGTCTGCGGTAGTCATCTTTATAGTCGACCTAACTTTATTCGTCAATGGCTTAATTGGTATCATAATGGAAATATAATCAGTACTCTAATCGAAGGTGGTGCATTGCATGTCGATGCTATAGCTGGTGCATGGGCCGTCGAACATGCTATTGATCATCGTAAGATCGAAGCAGATTGGCATATCTTTGGACACCAAGCTGGGCCTAGACGAAATGCACAGATGTTATTAGAAGGGCCACATGTTGTGATCGCATTTCCAGGCGGGCCAGGTACAGCTAACATGATGAAACAAGCACGCGCCGCTGGTATTCCTGTCATTGAGGTGCAATATCCCAAAATGTAATCAATGCCTTGACACTTGCATCCGATCGCTTATTATGCTATAAAGTATGGTCCATCTAACAACGGAGTACTTCCTATGACTTTGATACCCGAACGACAAGTTTCCCTCGACCACCTTAGAGAGTGGTACGAATTGAAAAAGCAAATGGAGGAGATGAAGAACAAGGAAATCGTTCTTCGTCAATTCATTTTCGCTGGACTGTTCCCAAGTCCAGAAGAGGGTACCAACAGCCATCCACTGAACGACGGGACCGGCGCAGTTCTGAAAGCAGTACACACTATTAATCGTGCTGTTCAGATCGATTTACTTCAAGAACTAGCAAAGTCGCAATCCCTGCCCGACCACAATCTTCCCAAGTTGGAACTGGAGAAATTGGTTAAGTGGAAACCCGAAGTTGCAATCAAAGAGTATCGTACTCTTACTGACGAGCAGCGTAATTTGTTCGATCAGGTGCTTGTGATTAAGCCTGGTATGCCCGGACTCGATATCGTCATTCCAAAAAGGAGTACTTGATGGCACTTCACTTTTCTACTGCTTCGGAAGAATCTTTGTCCAATGGGATCAAAGTTCTTGTCTACGGGGGTGCAGGAGTTGGAAAAACAGTTCTCACTGCTACACTTCCAACCCCAGTTCTAATCTCTGCTGAGTCCGGTGCTCTATCTCTTCGCGAATCTAACCTGAGACGTCTATTTGGTAATGATCAATCTGTCTGTTACAACATGCCTATCATTACCATTGAGACTGCGGACGATTTGCGAGATGCTCATCTCTGGTGTCTGCAGAGCGCAGAAGCTCGTAACTTTCAAAGCATTGGATTGGACAGCATAACCGAGATCGGTGAAGTTGTTCTTAACAATGCCAAACGACAAGTAAAAGATCCTCGTCAGGCTTACGGGGAACTGATTGAAAAAATGGAGACTTTGATCAGAGCTTTCCGAGATCTCCAGGGTAAGAATGTACTCGTCTCCGCAAAGATGGAGCCGACAAAAGATGAATTATCTGGTATCGTTAAATATGGTCCGTCGATGCCGGGCGCTAAACTTGGACCGAAGTTACCTTACTTCTTTGACGAAGTCTTTCGTCTTGGGGTTGGGAAAGATTCAACAACTCAGCAGGAGTTTCGTTTCCTGCAGACGCAACCTGACCTTCAATTCGAAGCAAAGGATAGAAGTGGAGCTCTAGCAAATATGGAGCCTCCAAATCTAGGCTACATCTTCAACAAGATCCTCAACTCGTAAAGGAGCCATCTAATGGTCCAGTTGAATTTTGACGCTCGCCAGTTTACACCGCTTGACAACGATGTCATTCCGGAAGGCTGGTACAACTTCATCATCGACGAATCTAACGCGATGCCGACAAAAGACGGTAACCCTAACCACCTGCGTCTCGTTCTGCGGTTCTCCATCATCGACGGACCGCACCAGGGACGTAAGGTGTTCACTGGCCTGAACATGCGGCACACCAACATCCAGACAATGGAGATTGCGAATCGCGAATTGAGCGCAATCTGTGCCGCAGTAAATCTTCCTTTCGTCCAGGATACCCAACAGCTTCACAACATCCCGATGAAGGGGCGTGTGAAGACCATCAAGGACCCCAACGGCGTCTACGACGACAAGTCGGAGATCAAGAGCTACAAGCCCATCAACTATGTGGTCCCTGGCGTTCTCGCTCAACCCGGAGCGAAACCTCAGGGAGCTCCCGCAGCAGCACCTACTGGCTGGGCGCCACAGCAGGCACCTCAGCAGATTGCTCCTCAGCAGACTTGGGCACCTCCACAGCAGCAAGCTCCGCAACAGAACGGAGTATACCAGCAGCCTCCGCAGCAACAGCCTGTCCAACAGGCAGCTCCTCCGAACGGTGGTTGGCAGCAACCCCAGACTCAACAGCCTTGGGGACAGCCTCCGCAGCAAGCTCCACAGCAGATGCAGGCACCTCAGCAGACGCAGCCTGTACAGCAGGCCGAACCCCAACAGGCACCGGTACAACAGTCCGCGCCCGTTGGGTTCGCTGCGCCTCCTCCGACTCAACAGGCTCCTCAGGCTGTTCAACAGCCGCAAGATCCTGCTGTCACTGCTGCTCAACAGGCTACTCCTCCTTGGGCCAGGCAGCCTTCGTAACTGAACGTAACCAACTCAAGGGGGCTCCATTCGCGGGGCCCCCTACTTTTCAATAGAGGTGGATAATGAGTTGGGAGATGACAAAAGAAATCTGGTCTAAACTTCCACTCGCATTACGACAACGTTGGTGGAGAGAGACTGATTATGGTCTACTTGCACCGAATGAAGAATTAAGACAAGCGATCCACGACGTCTTAAATAAGGATAAATCTTAATGGTTGATATCGCTCGAGATTTATGTCTCGCTATCGATAAAGCTATTGCGATTGACCAAGGTGCTGCATACAGAGGTTGGCTAGGTCAGGTGCTTCCGCACATGTCAGACGCATACAGGGACACGGAGGAGTCCCATCGAAGCCACATGGGAGCTTCGCAACTTGGGCATGACTGTGGTCGCGCCGTATGGTACAGTTTTCGATGGGCTACCAAGGCTGCGCATCAAGGTCGCATGCTCCGTCTATTTAATCGTGGGCACATTGAGGAAGCACGTTTCATTGCGATGCTACTCACTGTTGGAATGCCTGTCTATCAACAAGACGCAGAAGGAAAGCAATTTCGAATTCAGTTTGGGGATGGCCACGGTGGTGGAAGTGGTGACGGGGTCACACATTATAATAACAGCCCCACTCTTCTTGAATGCAAAACTCATAACGAAAGATCTTTTATCGAGTTAGCGGGAAAGCTGGAAGAATGGCGGGCATATCTAGCTAGCGAAGGTCATTTTAAAGGTAAAGGTGTTCGCGATGGAAAACCAGAACATTTTGTTCAAGCACAAATCTACATGCGTAAGATGGGTATTGCGAGCTGTCTCTATATGGCAGTCAATAAGAACACGGATGATCTTTATATCGAGATACTTACTCTCAATCCCGAGCATGCAGACCAGTATATTGAACGAGGCGAGAAGCTGATACAAGCTGCGACGCCCCCAACTAAGCTCAGTACTTCGCCGGGGTTCTGGAAATGTACCTGGTGCGAACACAAGCCTATCTGTCATATGAAACGAACACCTGATAGAAACTGTCGAACTTGCAAATATGTTCAAGTCCAATCCGAAGGACGATGGGCTTGCACTCACCCGACTCAATGTGCTATACTAAGTACAGAAAAGCAGCTCATAGGCTGCCCACTGTATAAGATAGCGGATCACTACAAATGAAGCCTTTTATCGACAGACAGTATCAAACGGAAGCAGTCAATAGTATATGGGCATACTTCGAGACCCATTCTATTGGCAATCCAATTCTTGCAATGCCTACCGGCAGTGGCAAGACAATTGTCAATGCCCGTTTCCTCGAAGGTATATTTAAGAACTTTCCATTTCAAAAAGTCATGCTGCTAACTCACGTTAAGGAATTGATTCAACAGAATTTTGAAAAGCTGATTGCGTTATGGCCCGATGCCCCTGTTGGTATCTATAGCGATGGACTCGGGCAAAAGAATTCTAGACAGCCCATCACATTGGGTGGCATTGCTTCTGTCTGGAGACAACCTCAACTCTTTGGTCATGTTGACTTAATCATCATTGACGAAGTCCATCTAGTTAGCCCACGCGGCAATACAATGTATCAGACACTTATTGATGCATTGAAAAAGATAAACCCAAAACTTCGTGTGATCGGGCTTACTGCTACTCCTTGGCGTATGGGACACGGAAAACTGACTGATCCATATCTAGATAAAGATGGAAAACTGCATCCAAGTGTCTTCACTGATTTCTGCTTTGACATCACAAACTATCATAGTTTCAATAGGTTGATTGCAGAGGGCTACCTTGTCCCATTAATCCCTAAGAAGATGAAGACAGAGCTTAACGTAGACGGAGTCCATCTACGCGGTGGTGAATTCATAGAGAAAGATCTACAGATCGCAGTCGACAAGCATGAGATCACTGTTGCTGCAATTAGAGAAGCTATCGATCTTGGTAAGGATCGTAAGAAGTGGTTAGTGTTTGGAGCAGGCATTGAGCATGCTGAACACATTACTCAGATCTTAAACGAGATGGGAATCCCTGCTGGATGCGTCCACAGCAGGCGCGAAGATCGTGACGCCACAATCAAGGCCTTCCGTGCAGGAAAAATTCGCGCGCTAGTCAATAATAACATTCTGACAACTGGCTACGACGATCCAACAGTGGATATGATCATTGTCCTGCGGCCAACTATGTCTACAGTACTGTGGGTTCAGATGTTAGGACGAGGCACCCGACCCGTCTATCCCCCGGGATTCAACAGCGAGACACTTGAACAACGCATGGCTGCGATCAAAGCCAGTGGCAAACTTGATTGCTTAGTTCTAGACTATGCAGGTAACACGCGCCGCCTGGGGCCAATCAATGACCCAGTGATTCCAGAGCCTCCTAAGTCGAAAGGAACACGCCCAGCCCCAGTTAAACTCTGCGACGTCTGCGATACTTATGTTCACGCTAGCGTTCGAGTCTGCCCACATTGTGGTAATGAATTTAAATTCCAGATCAATATCGTACAGACAGCAAGTTCCATCAGCCCATTGAAAGGTGAATTACCGATAACAAAGGTATTCAAAGTGGATCATATTAGCGCAGCACGACATGAGAAACACGGTGGTGGTTCTGTCTCGATGCGCGTCTCATACTATTGTGGTCTGAAGATGTACACCGAATTCGTAACCCTTGAAAACAGTAACGCTTTCGCCCAGCGCCGCGCGCGAGCTTGGTGGAAAGTAAGAATGAAATCAAAATGGAACGATACGTTGAACAATCCCGTTCCCACTACGGTTAACGAGGGGCTCACTCGCCTCGAAGAGATCAATCACCCAACGCACATTCGCGTCTGGGTGAACAAGAATCCGTACCCAGAGATCATGGCTATCTGTTTCGATGGTACTGCCTTTGGAACGGAGGAGATGTCAGACGAGGTTCCGACAATCGTTTCCTCTCTGGCTACGCTGAAGAAGACTGACTTGGATACGGAAATCCCATTCTAACGGAGAAAAGCTGATGAGCTTCAAATTGAATAAGAACGAGGAAGATCAATTCGCGCGTCTGAAGACCGCTCTCGCTGCGAAACATGTCGAACTCACAACGGCTATCAACACCTATAACAAGGAGGTGAACGAAGCTGTTGAACCACTTCAAGAAATGTTACAAGAATACAATAAATATCTAAACGAATTGCGTTCATTCGTTGAGACGGTTGCAGAAGACAAACGTGGGGAATTCGAAGATAAATCTGATACCTGGAAAGAAGGCGATACTGGATCTGGTGTCGACGCCTGGCTTAGTGCTTGGGAGAGTGCTGAACTCGAGGAAGTAACTATCGAATTCCCACCTGAGATCGAAATCGAATTTGACA